ATCGAGAGCCAAAGCTGACAGAAACAGTAATAAAATGGTTGACTTATATCGTATCCTATTTTTATTTGACAAACATTTTCCGAAATGCAAAGAAAATTTTCCCTGATAGCAGAGCAATAGCGTTTATATACATGTTCCTGTCAACGGAAGTGTTTATTAAACTTAAAGAAATGTTGGGGATAAAAAACAAAGGAAATGAATTGGAAAATAATGCCGATGACGAAAATTCACAAAAAACGAGTTAATATGAATAATTTACTTGACAAAATAAAAGAAATCTCTAATCAATTTGGTTTTGATTGGCGTGTTATAGCAGCCTTTATAGAAGTAGAAACAGGCGGAAAGGGATTTAATTCCGATGGAAAGATTATGATTCAATTTGAGCCATCATGGTTTAAACGATATGTTCCAAATGCACCTGCTGGTATATGGTCAACAAATAAAGTAGATGTGCAGTCAAAAGAATGGGAAGCTTTCAATAATGCTTTTGCCATAAACAAAGAAGCTGCCATGTTAAGCACTTCAATAGGACTTGGGCAAATAATGGGATTCCATTATAAAAGATTGGGATATAAAACCGTAGGCGAAATGTGGGATGATGCCAAAAAAGGGATAGATAGACAAATTTGGCAGATTTGTGAATTTATACGTACTGACAACAAGCTGAAAGATGCCATCAAACGAAAGGATTGGCACATGATAGCCACGATTTATAACGGAGCTAACTATTTGCAGCTTGCTAAAAAATTAGATAGAGAGCCTTATAATATAAGCTTAGAGAAGGCATATAAAAAATACTTGAAATATGGAAACTAAAATTAAAAATAATCTTGTTTATATTGTATTGGTAGTAGGATTGGTAATCGGATTCTTTATAGGAAGAGCAACTATTAAAACAGTTCCTGAAATTCAATATGTAGCAGGTGAAACTATTCATGATTCAATTCCCGTGCCTACTCCTTATTTTGTGCAAGTACCTTCAATACTGGTGTTGCCTATGAAACCTGATACAATACGCAAAAATGATACTGTTTATTTCACGCAAAAAGTTGATACAGCAGCAATAATAGCTGACTATATCGTAAAGCGTGATTATAAGATAGATTTATTTAAAGATAAGGAGAAAGGAGAATTAAAGGTTTTTCCATCAGTTCAGTACAATAAACTTTTAAGTTTAGAATATGAATATACACCTGTAACAAAAATACAGACTGTTGAGAAAAAAAGAATTTTCACTCCATTTGCCGGAATTGGATTTTCAACAAATGATTTTTATAATGTAGGCGGAGGCTTATTTTATCACAACGCCGGATTAGAATATAGATATAATTTCAATTTGACAGATAAACAAAACTTCCATACTATCAATTTAAACGTAAAATTTTAACATGATAGATGTCAATTCTATATTGCAGGAGAATGAATACAGAAAAGCCGAAAAAGCAAAAGAATATGATCCTATTTCAGGGCTTAACTGTTGCGGGGAAAGATTTGCAATAATTGTTCCAGAAAAAAAACCTTATACATTCTACCTGCCTATAGAAATGAAGGATTTAAAAGCCATTAAACTCCTTCAAACTTATGGGTCGATAACAGAAGTATTAAAAAACGAGACAAAATCAAGAAAACCAAAAGAAGATGAAATTGATTTTTTTTGGTATAAGATATGTGAAGAAAGATACAAATATGATTTTGAATTTTATGCAGTATCATGTTGCTGGATTATTGATAAGGAGACTGCCAACTATATAAGATTCAAACCTAATCCGGCACAAAGAATGTTGATAAGGGCGCTTGAGAAACAGAGGCTCGAAGGGCGACAAATTAATATCATAATTTTAAAAGCCAAGCAAATGGGGTTCACCACATTAATACAGATGTATATGCAGTGGATACAAATTGTTTTGAAAAAGAATTGGAACAGTGCGATTTGTGCTCACGAACTTACGGCAGCCATAAACATACGTTCCATGTATGATAATTCAATTAGAATGATGCCACCTGTTGGAGGTGAGAAAAAAACAATTTGTTCTTTTGGCGGTACAACGAATATCAAACAAATACCCGAAAGAGGTTGCCGTATTACGGTAGGAACTGCTCAAAATCCCGAATCAATACGTTCACAGGATTTGAAAATGATACATTTGTCAGAAATGGCTTTTTATCCTGAAACAATCGGGAATAACCCTGAATTGCTTGAATCAAGTATGATTTCTTCACTCACCGATGGGCAAAATACAATGGTTATCAGAGAGAGTACTGCAAATGGTGTAGGAAATTATTTTTATAATCAATGGCAAAAAGCAAAAAGAGGAGAAACTGCATACGAGCCTATATTTGCTCCCTGGTTTATGATTGATTTATACAGCGAACCATTTGAAGACAATAAATTTTATCTACATAACGGTAAAAAGAAAAAAGGAACTGTCGCTGATTTCATATTGACTTTAAATGATTATGAACGTAACCTATGGAACAATTACAAACTTTGTACGCTTGAAAACTTGAATTGGCGAAGAATGAAGGCTTCGACCATGCCGAATGAATCAAAAATGAGACAGGAATATCCGAGTGATGATATTGAGGCATTTCAGGATTCAGGTAATCCTGTTTTCAAAGCAGAAGAAATTGAAGCACTGCGCAAAGACTGCAAGCCTCCACAAGTTGTGGGGGTATTGTCTTCCAAATGCTCTCCGGCTTTAGCTATAACAGACCCTCAACGCAGAAGTGAAATACTTATGGATTTAAGTTTCGTTCCCGACAAAGAAGCTACAAATGCTGTTTTATACGGAACAGAAAAAGACCGTATAAAAAAAGGAGAAAATAAACTTCATGTGTGGGTGATGCCTGATACGTCCATAAAGGTAAAAAATAGGTATGTAGTTTCCTTTGACCCTCAAAAAGGATTATCGGATTCGGCAGATTATGGGGTTATTAAAGTTTTCGACAGATATTGGATGATGCATGGAGAGGGTGTAGAAGTTGTTGCACTTTTCTATGGACACATAGACAAAGATATTACCATTTGGATAGCTGCACAGATTGCAAAATGGTATAACAACGCATTGCTTGTGGTCGAAAGTAATACGTATGATAGCGACATAAAAGAGGATGACACGGAATTTATTTTTGAAACAATAAAACAATACTATGGCAACCTATATAGCCGGACACCTACCGACAAAATACAGGAAGGAGTACCGGTAAAATATGGATTCAATACAAATAGGAAAACAAAACCTACCTTGATTGAAACATTTACAGCAGTAGTAAGAGAAAAAGGTTATACAGAAAGAGACCACGAAACATTAAACGAAGCCCGAGTATTTGAATACAAACCGGATGGCAGTACAGGAGCGAAGGGGAGCAATCATGACGATAGGTTAATGGCAACAATGATAGGAATTTATGTATGCTATAAATTGCCATTACCATCTTTAGTCGTGCCGAAAGAAATTATTTCAACAAAAAAAATAGTGTGGTAAAAGATATAAATACAAAGTATTCTATATCTTTTTAATCAGTAATATAGCTAATTATCAATAAAAAATTATTGTACGCTATATTATTTTTTTTGTTTTTATAATGTAACTATCTGTAAATCATTTATATTTTATAATTTATTATTTAGAAATACTATAAATAAACGTTTACAATAAATTTATTATTGAAAACATTTGGTTTATAAAAAATAACATTTTATATTTGTGCGTTAATTGATTTGAAGTATATGAGTTTGAAAACAATCAATTTGAAAATTATGGAAACGAAAGAACAAAAAGAAAATGATTATCGTAAATTTAGATTAATGAGAGAAATTTATGCAAGCGGTTCAATTCAATTGAATTGTGAAATAGATAATGCGCTTATAGCTTTCTTACGATATTTATCAGAATATAATGAATATTTTGATAAAAAAGGAAGATACTATTTTGAAATAACATTAAAAGAAAAAGAATTAATAAAATGGAAATGAAATTTTATTTGATAAGAGGCAGCAACATTTTAAATGTTCAGAAACAAACAAATTTATTTTATTAAATGATTAATAATAACTGAATCATGAAAAGGTATGGATTTGAAAAGGGTTGGAAACAAGTACAACTAAAAGATGTTTCAAAAATAAAAAGGGAACTAATGGACGCTTTCGGGATAAATAACAACGTGAGCTTCCTTAAGCGTCTGAAAGGTGATATTGAACCGAAAATAAGCCAAGTAGAGGAGATTGAAAAGATATTCCATAAGTATGGGATAACTGATATTTGGGATTAAGCGATAGACAATATCGAATAAATAAACTATAGGTAAATTCTAAAAATTAAATCATTAAATCAACGCCATGAAAGAAATTGTAAAAGAAATTTTCAAAGAAACTTTAAAAGAAATGAATAGCTTAACATGGAAACAACGGCTAATCGTAATTTATTTTACATTGTCATTTTTATTGCTATTTGTTTCTGATGGTACACCTTTATGGGTGATTGCACTTATTGTCATTAATTTTGCCAATTCGGTAAGACTTACTAAAAAATTACCTATAAAATAATAATCTTTTAATAAAACAAAATATGAAAAAAGTAATATTAAAACAATTGTGTTTAAGAAATTTTCGGGGGATAAAAAACCTTGAGCTGAATTTCTCTGATAGAGAAAACTTTATCTTTGGAGACAATGGATTGGGTAAATCTACTGTATTTGACGCATATTGCTGGCTATTGTTCGGGAAGGATGCGCAAGATAGAAAAGATTACAATATACGACCCATTATTAACGGAGAGCTACTCCGAAGAGTAGATTGTGAAGTTTCTGCCATATTAGATATTGATGGTTCAGAAACAGAGTTAAAGAGGGTATTTAAAGAAAAATGGGTAAAACCACGTGGAGAAATTGAAGAAGTATTTAAAGGTAATGAGACTGAAACATTTTGGAACAATGTACCCATTAATGTTTCAGAATATCAGAAAAAAATAAATGAAATCATTGATGAAGTGATTTTCAAAATGCTTTCAATTGTTCATTTTTTTCCAACTCTTGATTGGAAAGTACAAAGAGAATTTCTTTTCCAGATGGCCGGGACGCTGTCGGATGCCGAAATAGCGCAAGGGAATGAAGATTTTACGAAACTTATCGATAAGATTTCTGGAAAATCTCTATCGGATTTTAAAAAAGAAATTTCTGCACAGAAAAGAAAATTAAAAGAAAACATTGCGCAAATACAACCACGAATCGACCAAACTCAAAAATTAATACCTGAAAAAATTGATTTTTCACAGCTTGAAAAAGAAAGGGATGGTATCAAACAAAAAATTATTGATATAGACAATGCTATATCAAACAAAGCAGAAGCATTAAGGCAGAGGTTTGAAGAGATAAAACATAAACAAGAATACATCAATGAACTTAAACAAGAACAACAAAATATTTTGTTTAATGCTGAATTGAAAGAGCGTGAGAAAACATTTGAGTTGGAGAAACAAAGGCAAATTGTTGAAAACAGTATAAAAGCTCTGCAAAAATCATGTGAAGATGATCAATTTAATTTAAAATCATTCAATTCAAAATTAAGTGATTATAAAATCAGGTTACAGACACGTAAAAATGAAATTATTGCTTTGCGTAAAGAATGGGTTGATGAAAATGCTAAGGAATATGATGGGAGTGATACTTGTCCGGTATGTGGGCAAAATATGCCAAAAGAAATGATGGAAAATTCCATTAAATTGTTTACCGAAGCAAAAATGAAAAAACTTTCTGAAATTTCGCAGAGAGGAAAAAGCATAGATGCAGAAATTAAAGAATTGGAGAATGAAATTGAAAATATCCAAGTTAAAATTGATTCCTTAACAGAGGATATATTGGAAAAAGAAAAAGAAATAGCAGATTTAAAAGACCATCTCGCTTTAATTCCTGTAATCACAAAAATTCAGGTACTACAAGATGAAATCCCGGAATATAAAGAATTACAGGAGAAAATCGAACAAGCCGAATCGGAAATAAAACAAATAAAAATTAGTGAAGACCCTGATGTAGCTGATTTAAAGATTAAAAAAGCAGAAATATTAAATCATATACGTGAGCTGGAAATAAGGCTTCACGCCCGTTATTTAATACATGCTTATTAGAATGAGATTAAAGAACTTGAAAAGAGAGGGAAAGAACTCGCACAACAACTTGCAGATATTGAAAAAGAAGAATATATTATTCAGCAATTTACAAAGAAAAAAATTGATGAATGCGAAAAACGAATCAATAGTTTATTTTCAATCGTGAAATTTAAACTATTTGATTATACGATAGATGGGAATGAGATAGAAACGTGTATTCCTCTTGTCAATGGTATTCCTTATGGAGTAGCTAATAATGCCGGGCAAGTAAATGCCGGATTGGATATTATTAAAACGCTACAGAGATTCTATGGCATTCAATTGCCTATTTTCTGCGATGAAGCTGAATCAGTAAATCATTATACTGAAATGGATTGTCAAATGATTTTCTTAAAGGTTACTTTAGATAAAACATTAACACTTAAAAATTAATACTATGTATATATTTATTATTATTCTTATTTCATTAATTGCAATGTGGCTTGGAATTACTAATTTAAAGCAACTTGGAGAAAATGAGAAATTGAAATACGAAAATAATCGTCTCAAAATGGAGAACAAATCCTTAATGGAAAATATCAGTAAATTGTGTAATAACGAATTTAAAACACACTATGATTACAGAAATTGAAAAGCGCTTAAATATAAGCGCAGATGAAATTTTAGGGAATAACAGAAAAATGGATGTATCAATTGTCAGGCAATTGTATTGGAAACTATTGAAAGAAAAAAAAGGATTTAGTTACAGTGAAATTGCACGATTGAATGGGAGAGACTATTCAACTATAATTTATGGGATTAAAAGGGTCAATGGGTTTCTCGAAATGAGAGATAAAATGGCTACAGAGCTGTGGGAGAAAATGAAGGATATACAACCGTAAGTGAGAAGAGTAATGAGTGAAGAGTTATGATACAGGAAATCAAGTGAAAAAATTATAACAGCTCTGGTCGGGCTTTGTAAAAACCAAATAAAAAATAAAATTGAAAGTTATGACAAAAAAAGAATGGAATGAGCTCCGAATAGGAGAAAAAGTACTTTGGAATGAACAAATTTTCACTGTAAATAGATTCAATTTCGGATGCTCACAAGCAGAAATAATTTCTGAAAATGGATTTAAGACTTGGGTAGGCAGAACGACTATTGAATTTGCAGAGGAAAAACCTAAAGAAGTTTTCACGGATGAAACTCCGATGCCTTTCGGGAAATATAAAGGAATAAAGATGGCCAATGTTCCGGCCTCATATTTACTTTGGCTCTATGACAATAATAAATGTTACGGAGCATTAAAAGATTATATCAAAGATAATATCGATGTATTGAATGTGGAGCTAAAGAAAAAACAACAGATATTTTAATTCATAAAACAAAAAACAATGGAAAAAGAAAATGATTTGGTTGTAAGACAGCCGCAAAGTGTAACTACATTTAATTTTTTCGACAAGGATCAATTTGAAACAATGCAGCGTGTTTGCAAATTGTTCGCAAACAGTGAACTTGTTCCGGACATGTATAAAGTGTCAGAAAAAAATCCGCTTGAAAAAGCAATGGCAAATTGCATGATTGCAATAGAAATGGCGCAAAGAATCGGTGCAAGTCCTTTGATGATCATGCAGAATATGGTTATCATTTATGGTCGACCGTCGTGGAGTTCAAAATTTCTCATAGCAACGGTCAACACGTGTGGTAGATTCAACCCGCTGCAATACCGATTTACGGAAAAAGGTGTGCTTGGGAAAGTTGATTATACCGAATACGAAAAAGTGTGGGACAAAAACTTATACGGAGGTAAAGGAGGTTACAGGAACAATGCAAAAACGGCAACCTTTGATGGTACAAAAGTGATGGATATTGAATGTGTAGCTTTCACAACCGCAAAAGGATCGGATAAGGTATTGGAATCAAGTCCAATATCCATTCGTTTGGCCATTCAGGAGGGATGGTACACAAAGGCAGGTTCAAAATGGCAAACCATGCCAAAGCAAATGTTGATGTACCGGGCAGCTTCGTTTTGGACAAACGCATACGCTCCGGAACTGTCTATGGGGATGAAAACGGAAGATGAAATTCGGGATATTGTGGATATTGATTATGAGGATGTAACAAATCAATCTCAATCTCAAAATCCAAAAGAATATCCTACAGAAACCAAAGAAAAGGAGATACTCGGAATGAGCGAAGAAGAAGAATCTTCGGACGATGTTTTCTATGAAACAAGCGAAGAAGAACCAGACAGCAACGCCGAACAAACTTCTGAACCACAACCGGAGAAGGTGGAAAATTCAAAAGAAACTCCTACAGAAAATAAGGAGTACAAGAAAAAGAACGTAGAAAACAAATTGTTTAACACCCCTGATTTTTAATATAAATATGAAGCTGCATATCTTAGGTTCAAGTAGCGCCGGTAACTGTTACGTATTTGATAACGGAAAGGAAGCATTAGTCATTGAATGCGGAGTAGCTTTTAAAGAAGTGAAGAAAGCCG